CGACTGAAGCAGACCGCGCGCCGACGCCGACCGTTCCAATTCCTTCATGCCCTCGGCCATGCGGAAGTTGTACCCCGGATCAGCCTGAAACTGCTTCATGCCAAAGTCTTCGTAGGGCGCCATCTTCTGGTACTCGGCCAGCGCGTTCTTGCCCGCCTCGACGTAGGGCTTAACCAGCGCCATCTGTTGCGCCAGGGCTTCCCTCTGGAACTTGATGGCCCGTTTAGACGCATTCTTCTGCGCGTCAGCGGCCTTGTTGGCGCCAAAAATACCCGACGCAACAGAACCAGCGGCGCCAATTCCAGCAGCAGCAATAATTGGTGCGGGCATCAGGGGAACTCCTTCAGGTATTCGGGCAGCGTTTCGCCGTACAAGTGCATGACTTTTACGGCGTCTTTCATAGCAGTTGCGTGCCCCTTCGTCAAAAGGACAACTAATAGCACTAGATCATAATACGCGGCCCGCCAGATGAAGGACCGGGCGTCAGCCTGCCCTGCCCGCTCGGCGTCGTCCGACGCCTTCCACTTCAACACCAGCAGAGCTAGGGCCGCCTGCAAAGATTGGAAATTGGCGATGTAGAACGGGTTGGCCGGCATAGTGACCAGCGACGTCCAGATCGCCACGTCCAGATCAGGCCGGGGTATAGCGTCGCCGTCTGCCACGTCGTCCAGCATCTGGATCATGCGCCAGACGTCCATAAGCCAAGACGCCGCCTCGGGCGGCAAGTCTAGGTTTTCAAAGTGGACAATCAGGGATTGCGCTGCCTCATCCACTACGTCACCCAAACACCGCGATGCTGACGCGGGTGCTGTCGTAGGCCGCCGTGGCAGGAGTTGCAGAGGGCCAGGTGAGCGACAGCACCTGCACGCGCAACGTCACGGCGGTGGGCGGCGTCGTGGTGTCGGCAAACACGAACGGGGCGAGGCTGGTCGTACCAAGCGCCGAGCCGCTCACGGCGTAGTTGGCGTTGGAGAGGATGCCGGAGGTAAAGGTGATGGTGTAGTTGCCCGCCGCGTTCCTGACCACACTGTTCACGTTCAGGCTGGACGCTATGGCCGCCGTCGAGCCGTTGAACACCACCGAAGCGCGGGCCGTGTAGAACGGCGGGATGCCGTCGATATTGTCGAACGTACCGACCAGCGTGTCGTTGCTGTCCTTCAGGATAAACTTGTAGGCGTCGCCAAAGGTCAGCCAGATTTCTGACGGCGGCCGGCCAGCGGCGTCCAGAATGATGGGGTTAGTGTGCGGTGTGGCACCCGTGTAGTCGGTATACGCCGCTTTAGGCGTCGTCGTGCCCGCAGCGTAGGTGTACAGCTTGCCGCCCGAAAGCGGGACGCCGTTGTCGTCAAAGAACTGGGCCGCAGCGCCAGCAAGGGGAGAGAGGGTCACGCTCATGTGGCAAACCTAACGTAAAGCAGACTGTTATACAATCTGGTAGTTGACATGGAAAACGTAAACGGCGGACGCTGCGCTGACAGCGTTAAGGCGGAACTGGAGTTTGTTGGACGCAACGGTGACAGACCCCACGTCGGAGGCACCTGCCGTCGTGGTGATGAACATGCCCGCAGCCTGGGAGATCGTCAGACCGTCCAGAACCGGGGGGTCCATCTGGAACACCGTGTTTCCGGTTGCGGCAGGGTCAAGCGTAACGCTGCCAGTTACCGTAATGGTGGTGCCCATCTGGTTGTAAAAACACGTACCTGCGGTGACAGACGTCACGTTCGTGACGGACGTCAGGGTCGGCGCGAACGTGACCGGCGTCGGGCTGTACGTGTGCAGGTTGTCAAAAAAGCGATACCACTCGCGCGCCACGTAATCGGGCGGTTGCGGGCGCTCGTTGATCGGCACACGTTGTGCCGGGATTTGTGAGGCGTTAGGAAGTAGTGCCATCGAGAAGAAGCTCCGCCCCCATGATTGTTATCTTGACCGGATCAGTTCCCGAAATCTCATAGACGCGGTCGCGCAACTTGAGCGACATGCCCAGACGGCGCCAGAAGACGCGCTGACCGGAGCGGCCGATAGCCCCCATAGACGTCCAGTGCTCGCGCGACCAGGTGTGCCCGCCGTCGTCCGACCAGCGCAGCATGACCTGCGGGTCTATGCCTTGGCTGACCAAACTCTCCGCGTCGGTGACGAGGTAAACGCCTGCCTCGGTAATCAAGAGCGCACCCGTTTCCGTCGTGATGTTCTGCGCGTCCAGCACGTCGGGGCTGCCGTCAAGGCCGACGCCGCTCTCGCAGTCAAGTTGAAGCGAATGCTGCACCGTACGACGGAGATTGTTGGTGCCCGTCGGCAACGCGCGCCACGACCGTATCCATTTCTGGATGTAGGAGTAGTCGCGGTACACGTTGAGATCAAAGGCGTAGATGTTGTTGTTTTCGTAGTCGCCGACGATGACCTCGTTGTTGAAGTTCATCTGGCAGTTGGACCTGTGCCGGGTCAGATGGCCGTTCCGCCAGCCGCCGCGCTCATGCCACGCGCCGGTCGTCGCGTCGTAGACCCACGTAGCGTCAGCGGACGGGAACGTAAGGACGTAGAACTTGTGGCCTTCTTGCTGGTAAGAATACCCAACCGCATCCGAAAGCGTGGAGTAGTTCTGGATGGCGTGCTCAATCGCGTGGGTCGAGACGCGGACGCCGCGATAGCCTTCAGCGCGGTAGATAACGCCCCGCCCGCGCGCGTCGGCGCCGAGCCAGAACAGCGTGTTGTCCAGCTTGACAACGGAATAGACGGCCGCGCAGCCCAACTCGTTGAACGCGCCTTGAATGCGCTGTAGCGGGAAGTCGGACGTGCCAGCGTTATACCACACCTCGACCGAAGACGTTCCAAACAGCCACGCTTCGCGGTGATCGACGTTGACGCTGACGAGTTGGTCTGGCGCACCTTCCGTGCTGGCGAAATCCAGCGGATCGACGCTGGTGCCGTCCAGAAGGCTCGTCACCCAGACTTTCTGCGTGTCGGGTTCGTTGAAGACGAAGTACCCGTCAAGATAGCCGACTGTGGCGGCGCCGGGGAAGTCCGGGTCGGTGATCTGAGCAAAGGCCAACGTGCTCATGTTGTAGATGTAGCCGTCGGGGTTGGTGGCGATGAATATCTGCGTGCCGTTGTCGGAGATGGACACGGGGCCGGTTCCGCTGACAGTGCCGATCAGTGTGGCCGTGTAGCTGGTCGTGATGCGGTAGAAGTTGGGGCCTGAGACGACGTATGCGTCCGACCCGGTGATCTGCGGCGACCACAGACCACGGATAGGCCCAGGGCCAACGGTCGCAAGAAAGCGCAAACCCGGCGCACGGCTCAGGAACGCGGCCTGCTTGCCGCCCTCTGGCACGACCTCGGGGAACAGGTTCACCATGCGGTTGTCCGCAGCGTTGACGCTGCGGGCCACATAAGACGAACCCAGTATCGGCGTCTGCATGTTACTCGTCACCGCGCATAAAGGTCATTACGAAGTCACTGCTTTGATGACCGCGAAGTTGATGACCGGGGCTTCTGTCGTTGAGCCCGTGGTCGTGGCGTGAGAAATTTCAAACGACCCTGCGGCTACGTCGGAGACAATAAGCTGCTGGATGTTCGTGCCGCTTTTCTGGCTGAGAAGAATAACGTCCGTTGCAGCTACAGTTGAGTTAGTCACAGTAAAACTTCTAAATGCGGTAGAGTTTGCCGCGTTGAACAGGGTAATGGAACCGTTAGTCTTGTTCAAGGTGACGCCAGTGGTGCGGCTGGTAAGCTGCGTGACCGCGCCGCCAGACCCTGTGCCGTAGCCGAGGCCACCGGGGCCAGTGACTAGGAAGCTGCCAGTGGTCGTAAGCGTAAGCGCGTCAACAGGTGATGATACACTTCCCGTGGTGAAAATAGCATCACCACTTGTGCGGTCATACCGGATGCGGAAAATGCCGCCTGTCAAGTTGGAAGGGTTGCCAAAGTATGCAGTTGTCACTGTTCCAGAAACACCCGCGCCAAACTGATCGTCTGTCCCTCCAACCTGAAATAGCTGATTTAGGGTGGTAGTTCCGACACCCATTTGGCCGCTTGCATCAACGACAACGGGGGTGCTGTCAGGGTTCGTGCTGTCCTCGATGCGAAGCGCAAGGCCAGTGCCAAGCTGCGTGACGCGCAGGGCTGCGTTGGTGTTGTCGGTGACGGAGATAATAGGCGAGGCCGTGAACGTCTGAACGGCGGTAAAAGTGTTAGCCGTCGCCGCAGTGAGCAGGCTAATCTCATTGACCGGCGTCTGCACGGTGGCGCCGCTCTGCACCAAGGGCACAACTTCAGCCCCCGACAGGGGGGTCGTAGCCGCAGGAAGTTGGGAGATTTTGGTGTCGGCCATTAGTAGTTACCCGCAAAGATGTTGAAGCGTTGACGTGTGGCGACAATGCTGTACGGCAGAGCCATGATGTCGTCCGGGTTGTTGATGCGCTTCAGGTTGCGCTTGGAGGTCATGGCGATGCGCTGCACTTGGCGCGACGGTTCGACGCCAAATTCGGGGGCAATTTCGCACGCCAGATTGTACCGGAACGCGCGCAGATAACCCGGCGGAAACGCAAGGTCCGTTGCCAGATTGGCTGGCGTGCTCAGTTCGTCCACCGAGACAATGTGAAATTCCAGTGCTCTGGTCGGCACCGGGTACACGTACATCTCGATGTTCGGGTAGGTCATGTTGACCCACATCACCTGCGGATAGGTGCTGGTGACGGTCTTGACCGCGATGCCGTTGTACTGCTGCTGGTTGATCAGCTTGAGGCCGTAGGAGATACCGTTGGCCGGATCACGGAAGTAGGTGGCGTCGTCCACCAGCACCGGGCGAAGCCCGACGATGTCGCCGGTCGGCCCCAGCGTGCGCGACAGCGTACTTGCGGGCCACGTAACAACTTGATCTTGGGTTGCAAAAACTGACAGACGTTCAGTATTCCAACTGTCGATCATCTGGTTCATGGCGACAAGCGCGTCCTGCGCAGTTTCGGAGGATGGCGTTTCCCCTTCCGCCAGAACACCGAGTAGCCGCAAAGAACCGTTTATGATGTCGCCCGCACTCGTCATTAAACAGCCCCCACATGCGCCCAACGTCGGCGTCGTTTGATGTCCGATACGGTCTGCTGCACGATGCCAAATTCTTCAGCAATAATTTTCTGCGTGCGGGTGTCCGCGCGTATAGCAAAAACCTGTTCTTTTGTCAGCTTAGCCCAAGGACGAAGCTCATGCGAACGCCATTTTTTGCTGCCCCATTTATGCCTGCCTTTTTGCATTTTGTCCGCCATATTGTCAGACTGATCACCAAGAAAAAGATGGCCGACATTAACGCAAGAAGGGTTGTCGCAGCTATGCAGTACGTGTTTATTGTGCGGCGCACCAAAATAGATTTGCCATGCTACGCGGTGCGCAAGGCGCGATATGCCGTCTGCGCACCGCATTACGCCGTAACCATGCTTGTTTTTAGCTTTGCGCCATTCCAAACAACCGTTGAGCGCCGGGGCATAAGAGGCCACAAATTTGTCGGTGTTGCTCAACGCCGTGGTCATGTCATTCGCTCGCTTCTGCGCGCGGCCGTCCGCGACGCCGTGGTTCCGGCATTACGTTAGTGGGTTCTGGTTCGGCAATCAACTGGTCTTCTGGTTCAAAACGGCTCCAGCCGTTCATCTCGTCGTACTGCGCTTCCATCTCCATCGTGGCAATCTTAACGCCATGCTTGGGGTGGGACAGGTAAATGGTCGCCATTGTTCCTCCAAAAGGGAAGACGGGCGGCCAAAGCCGCCCGTCTGTTGGTTACGAGATGGCGTACAGCGCCCAGGTGCCGTCGCCCGTCCTACGGGCGCGGAAAGCCCGCACAGTGCCGGCCGTGGCAGCAACGGTCATCAGACCCTGCGAACCACTGGTGCCAATCGTCCAGCCGGTGTTAGTCGTCATTGTGATGACGTAGGCCGCCGTGGTGATGACACGGAAGTCAAAAACCGTGCCGACCTTACCATTGGTCAGCGCGGCGTCCAAATCGGCGGCTAGCGGCAGCGTGTAAGCCGCAGCAGCGGTAGGAGTGCCGATGATGATGCCGTTGGTGATCTGCGCCACGGTGAGGGTTGCGGTGTCAGCCGCCGTCGCCGGGGCCGCAGAAACAGAAACTTTAAGTTCGTTCAGGTTGCCATCATTAAACTGATAGCCGCCGCCTACAGTAGGAATAGCCATGAGGAAAAATCCTTCTTGATTGAGTTGATGCAGGAAAAGGCGCTGGTGTTACCCAGCGCCCAAACCATTAGCCCCAGATACGGCAAGCCATCTGCGGGCGGATGACCGCGTAGCCATACAGCACGTCGATACGGCACGGCAGGCGGTCATTGTTGATGTCGTACTGGCGCACAATACGCATCGAGATGCCGTTGTGAACCTGACGAGACGCCATATCGACGCCGCTCGGCATGAGCAGGTCAGCCGTGGCGAACGAGATCGCGTCCTTGTGATAGACCAGGTTCTGCGGGTAGGCAGTCGAAGCCGCGCCGAGGAACACCACAGCCTTACCAGTGATGGTGAGGGTGTTGACCGAGGCAAGAGCGTTCGACGGCGAGTAGAGTGCCGGCGACACAGCCAGGGTCACAGCGCCGCCCGAAGTCGAGACGTTCGCGGCAGTCACGGTGAACTGCTGGAGCGAACCCGTGCTTTCGCGGGTCTGCGGGTTGACGGAGAAGCAGTCGGCTACGGTGAACACGTCGCCCGCCGTAAACGTCAACGCGTTACCGGCGCTGGCGAGGACGATAGTCGATGCGCCTTCCGTAGCGTTGCCGTTGACCGTGGCGCCCGTAGCGACGCGGCTGCCGCAAGTGTGC